ACTACTGGTTCTGTTTTTGATTGCGGCCCAGCTATTTCATCTCCGGCAATATTTTGCGGTGGAATATGAATATAAGCTACTATATCAGCTCCAGAAAATGAATTAAAGAATCCATATTTATTGCTAGAATAACTCTGTACTCCATCTATGGATCTTTTTCTTGCTATCTTTTCATTCTCTGTTTGATTTTTAGTATAGCCCTTATCTCCTAGGGGCCACCAGTAGGGGGTATGAACTAAACTCTCTATTTCATTTGCCCAACCTGAAAGGAATCCCATATACACCTCTTTTGGACTGGGGCCTCAAGAAGAGACCCCAGAATTTATTCTATCTAAGCAGTTCCACCAGCTCCTGCCCAAGTCTTAGTAGAAGTAACATCTGAATGAGATGCTTTCCACGGATTTATTTCCCGCGCTACAAAAGTCATCGTTTGTTCTGTCACAATATCATCAATCGACATTCCAGAACCTTCATTCAAAATTTCTACACCTCTAACAGACATCTGAGCTACCTGACCATATTCATTTGCTGCCGTAAGTACAATATCAAACGGCGGTATCTGATCAGGATACCACGGTGCTTGCCATGAATTATCTGTATTTACATCTTGCCAAACCTGGCTACCCTTACTCTCATCCACAGTACGTTTTTGGACATCTGAATCATGAGCAAAGAACCAACCAGACCTGTCTTCCATAGTTTTAAATTGTTCTAACAAGGCACTCCTATCAAAAACTGTAAATATTAAAGTTCCAGCTATACCCCTCTTACCCCTAGAAAAGGAGCGAGGATCAGCTGAGCCCATTGTATAAATAGGAGCTTTCTCTCTCGTTACAGAATATGACACGCCTTGTAATTCGCCTATCACTTTCCCTCCGAACGTAGCTTTTATATCCACGCCGGAGAAAGAGTTATAACTTCTTGTGTATTCGCTAACTGGCATGTTATTATCCTCCTCTTCTTAGTTTATTCTGAAGTAAGAGCAACAATTACAGTAATTTGTTGCAATTCAAAGGCTGGAACCAGCACTAATTCTACAGTAGCTTTTCCTAACACTTGATCTGTAGGAGACGCATAAACATTAAAATCAAAACGTCGTAGAGCACCGCTTTCCTGCATAGTTTTCAACGCATTCTCTATCGCAGTTGCCATAGCATTACGCTGAGGAGCATTATTTGGCTCACCAATGAATTGATCAGCCGTCTCCCTAACATAATTTATAGCATCATGCACTATTCTTACTGTTGATAATCTAACATAATCTGACCTGTAATATTGACTAATATTATAAGCTCCTGTCATTGCGCTAGCAACCACAACACCTTTCGGCTTGGAAAGGAAAGTAACAAACCTATTCCCAGCAAGCCTATTAGCCTGAGCTTCTGAAATGTTTCGCTGCAAGATTATACCGCTTATTACTTTGTTTGTAGGCGCACTTTTTGCTGGAAGAGAAGATATTAAACCAGCATAAGAAGCTGCTCCATCACTATTGTAATAACCAAGTGTTGGATATTTTTCTGTCGCTGCATCATTAGCTGCCCTTGTGGGAGCAGCAACAACAGAAATATATGCACCTAAATCAACTTTATTTCCTCTTGCATCAGTAACATCACCAGCAGCGTAATTCGCTGGTTGAGTCTCAGTTGTAGTAGCAACTAGAGAATAATTTCCAGGTGTTCCAGTAGTAGTCTCAGTTGTTCCATCATAATATGTACAGCCAGAATAATTCTCTAAACCGGCTACCCAGGTTTCAATTTCAGCCAGGGTAGGCGTACCTGATGGGCTATTATTGGGTTGATCAACACCAATTACACCTATACAAGTATTATTTTCTTTTGTAGCCTGATAACAGAAGTTGGCTAATTGATAACCAAAACTCCACCTAGCTCCACCATCAAGCCCTGCTGTAACACTAGCGTCCATGTGACCACTAACAGGAACAACTATATCAACATTATAATTGATTATCGTTTCATATGCTAATGCAAGATAACCCCATCTGTCATTATCGCTCCTATGTGCTCCAGAACCAACAGGCAAAATGTTCATTAGTTCTATATCCCTGCCACCAGCTACATAGCATTCGAACAATGCTTCGCACAACTCACTTACAGTACCATCGTCATTTAAAAAATTCTTATATGCCGAACTTAAAGATGAGTTAGCTACAGAATATGGTACGTTCACAGTCGCATCAGAATTCGTTGACGTAGTCATACCTAGCAGGAGGACCTTAGGCCCTGAGGGCGGCCTACTTACACGCAAGCCTTGATCTAGAATTTCTACCGTTGCTCCTGGTAAATTAGCAAAGGTTGGCATTATTATTTCCTCCTTTTATTTTATTAAGTATAGGTTTCCTCGAAACCTAAATCTATCACTTCGGTTAACCCTGAAGCTGCTATTTCATCATACCCTGCCCCATAGAATCCTGATGGTACGGTGTTTGACAACTCCAAGTATAAATCAATTTGTTTAAAATCATGTTCTCTTATAGTTACTAGCTTCTCAGTACGAAAATAGTATAACACGCTTCTAAACGCTAAGTCATTTCTCCACTTGCTTATTTCTTCATCCGGCGTTCTCATCCAATATAGTATTTCATTGACCCCATTCTTCTTCCAGACCCAAGTATACTTATACACGAAATCTTCAAACCATTCAATTAAATCATCACACCTGTTGTTTGTTTTTGCCCAACAATCAAATTGAATTAAAACATCAAACCATTGACCCAAAATTTGTATATGACAATCATCATAATCTGGATCAATCCTCTCCTCCCTAACCCTCGGTTTTATTTCGGTGGGAGGATCAAACGGATGTTTACCTATTGTTCCTGGTTCTTTTCTTTTTACTCTAAAAGTTACAGTGTCGACCCAGTCATCCCAAGTTGTTTTTTCTTTATACTCCATAGGATAACCAGACACAAAATTAACCATATTATCATTAGTTAATTCTAATACGTCTCCAGAAGCTGGAGCAGTTGTACCAGTAGTTAGTCTAATTAATTTAGTATATTTATCTAATACGCTTTCTATGGTATAGACTTCACTGGTTGTAATGTTCTTAATCTTATCACCAGCCTTGAGATATCTGGCATTAGGCATTGTAATTATCCAAACAGTTCTATCAGATGCTTCCCACTTACCCTGGAAGTCAATCAAACTCTGATAAATATAGGTAGTTATATCCTGGACAGATGCATTCCTATCGGCCTGGCGCATATCTGATCTATCTGGATTAAACAAAAAATATGGAGTTTCAGTATAGCTTTCTAACTGTTCTCCTAGATCTGCCATTTAGATCGCCTCCAATTTACATGCACATCTCCAGTATTCTATTCTACCCTTTTGGTCTCTCAATGGTTCTGTTATTGCAATATTATGCATCTCTGTATGCACAAATGGGCGTACAGGATTCCCATCATCATCGTTTTCTATTTCAATTATTTTGTCTTCTTTTTTGGGAACAACATAATATTTAAGATAATATACTAAATAAGGAATATTCATTATACCAACGGGAGAAATCCGTTCTTGGCCTGCTAGCCCTATAGGCGGAGAAATTATTCTCCTACGAACCAAATGCAATTCATCATCTATTATCCAACCTGTTCCCTTACAAATTATGCAATCTTCTTTTGGCTCATCATACTTTCTATCATCCCTGCTCCACTTGTCATCACCTGAGCCTCTTTCGTTCCAACAAGTACAACGTTGTGTTTTTTCAGCACGCCTCAACAAAACCCAATGCCCTCTTTGTGGAGAACTACTAGTCCCATTCAACAAGTCTTTCAATTCGGACCTAAGATCTATTTCATCAGACCCAGACATATTATCAAAGATTGGAATCCCAGATTGTTTTACTCCGTTTTTCGGCCATATTGATAATGCCATAATTAACCAACCCCTTTTAGAATATTTTCCATAGACCACATAGGTTGTTGATTGGTATAATGACAAGCTTCTAGGAATTGTTCCCTATCAGCAAGATCAAATCCGCTCAGGGGTTTAATATGATCTATATGCCATTTTTTTTTACCTCTACCCCGATTACTCCAAGACATCCCTTTTTGAAATTGCGTCTCAATATGTTGCTTAAAATAATCTATTGAACACCCAAGATCTCTCACAGCAGAACCTGCTTTGTAATTTCTTTCAATAGCAATATTCAATCTAGTCCTTAGACTACAGGCTAATTTGTAATTTATATCATTATAATATCTCTCTTTACAATACACGCGCCTATTCTTATTAACTTTAAGTTTATTATCTTTTTTCCATTTTTTGTTTCTTGCTATATTTTTAAATCTATTTTTCTTATACCATTTGGCGTTATAAAACTTATGGCAAAGTCTACACCTATGATATAATCCATCTTTAGAATTTATATTTTTATTAAACTCTTTTAATTCTTTATATTTATGGCAAGATGAACATTGTTTCATATTATGACCATTCATCGTATAAACCAGGTGATTTAACTCTCCTGGAACCTCTTTTATTTGCACCCAATCCTTCTGAATCATTTGGTACAGACCATGTTCTAACTCCCCTCATTGGCGGAGTAGTAGTTGCTGTAACACCTTTTATAACCATCTTTGCTTTGGCTCGTCGATGTTTCCCTAGAATCTGTTTGAACCATGCATTTACACAATCTAATGCTTTTTGTAGAGCTCCTTCTACACCTTTTATATTTAGATTTTCTTGGATTGTAAAATCTCCCAGGCGCTTCATTTGTCCTGGGCCTTCCGCAGCCATATCTAATAGTTTTGCATGCAGTAAATCATATTGCGTTTTGCAACATGTCCACATTTTTGCAGCAAATGTAGGAGAATCTTCATCCCAAACTCCTTGGTTATATATCTCATTAGCTATATTATAAGCCTCTAGGGAATTAAGATATATATTTCTCGCTATTGCATCATCATTTACATCTCTTATAAATGGACCAATAACAGTTCTAATTTTTTTTACCGTGCAATAATACGGAAAATACCTCGTTGTGAACATAAATTGATAATCACTATCAAGAGTATCCCCGTCTCCGTCTTCTGTATTACTTGAGACTGTAACAACAACTTCATTATTTACGCGCCAACTAGCGTTATTACCTGTTATTGTATATGTCAAAGTCTTACCGTAAGTATTAGATAAAGTACCAGTAGGGGTAGCTGTTGCACTAGAAGGGTCACCATCTGAAGCTTCTGTAGATAAACTTACCCAAGATTGAGAAACTGAAGTACCACTAGCCATTGCCTTATTAAAGGTAATCGTAATTGGGCCTGCCCAAGTTACCGTAGCATTATCAGAATTAAGAGTCCCTAAATTGGTATCATAATTGTCTGGACTTGTATCTGTTATTGCAAGAGAAGTACTAGATCTAGGTTCCAAAACCTTTACTACGGGTGAATCAGCAACTTCTACTTCTGCTTGAGTCTCAGTTATTGTATCTTCAGGAGCTTCATAAACATCTTCACCGGTAGTAAAATACCATGTAGCTGATGTAGCTAAATTTTCACTTGATGAATTTTTTACACAAGTTGTAGATTGGTTTGCACCAACTACTACCATATTATAAACAGTATTCTTATCGAATACAACATCTGGGGTTACAGTAACCTTATAAGTAGTAGAATCATAACTAATAGTTTTATCTAACAGTGTATAGTCAGAAGTCCTATACAACAAAAGAGTATTGTCATTCAAGGTACTTGATGTCATCGGCTGATCAAAAGTAATATAGATCAGTTGATTCAAGTACACGTTTGTTGCATTTACAGCAGGTATTCTAGCAGAAATGACAGGTGCAGACATTTTGCTCCTTATTCAGTTTTATCTTCTTTATTCCCTTTTACAAAATTTATTTCTACTTTCTCCTGTTCTTCATCCACAACTGGAGTAACACCTGCCATACCAGATAAATATCTTTCCAGAACTAGTGTAACAGATTTTCTATTTTTATCTTTTTTCTCCAGTTCTAGAAGCTTTTCAAACTTTACCATCTTATCTTGGTTCTTAACTGTAGTATCTTCATATAATTGTTTTAAGAATTCATTTACTTTATTCCTGCCGCTTTCTAACGCATCTCCTAGATTTTCATTGTTGGGTATAGCTTGTTTCTTTTCTTTAGGATAACCTAATTTAATATCACCAACAAGTACTGACTGTTCTATCTGCCTCATTGTCTGATCTGATGTGTTTTCAGGGATAATAGTAGTCTCTTCTTCACCCCTTCTTAAATTTACCCCAATATTATTCAGAAAAAAGAACGAAGAATAAGCCAAACTAATTCTATCACCTTTTTTTACAAGTGCCATTTATTCCTCCTTAATGCATCCGGGGGGACGGGAAATCCGTCCCACCCAGATTATAAAATATATAACTATACTCCTACGACTCCATTTTGATTAATGGCTGGTAGACCGCCACCCTGAGCATCCCAGGTAAGAAGATCGTCAAGAGCGTACGCTTTAGTAATATTAACCGCTTTAGCTATTGCTATTGCGTTTCCTTCGTTCAAAATACCAAGACCATATCTTTCCCTAAACTTAATAGCCCTAATATCCCTATTAGGATCATCCCACTCTTCGTTAGTCACATCTTCATCAACCACTATAATACCGAGTTCATTACTATCGGCCATTATAATGTTTGTATACGCAGATGTACCAGCGACCGCTGTCGTATAAGAACCAGCAAACGGGCTAACAATGATCCTGAGAGGCGCCGGAAAGAGATTTGGAACATTAGTATACGTAGTGCTTGCATACTGTGCTCCAGCTGTCGGGCCAACATTAATTCCACCCGAATACCAGCTTTTCGCGAGACCAGGCTGACCCTGCATAGGCGCAAACATAGGACCACCATTTGCAAAACCAAAAGCCCTCAAAATCGGGTCACGCGCAAAAATCAACCAACCTAGCGGACTGAGCAATAAGCTATTCGGCGTAAAACCAGCAGAAACAACTCTAGAGTACATAATTAACAAATCATCCAACGTGATAGTACCATTACCGGCACCGGCCGAATTTCTACCAGATGTCTGTGTATTAGCGACGTTATTGTCAAATATTGTAGTACCAGTGTTGTTAATCATGTTGAATATCTTAGTTTCTTTATGCCGCGCAAGCGCTCGACCTGCCGCACGAATATGCATATTCATAACATCATACTGCGAATATCGAAGCATTTCATCAGTTATCCTGACCTTGACACCAGACTTTCCTATAAATGCAGTTACTGTTCCGGCGAGTTCTAATTTCCTCTCGGGATATTCTCCGCCTTCCGGAATATCTTCGGCCGTGAATGCACCAGCTGCAGGAAATGTTATCTGTTGCCCAGCAGAAAATCTGATTTTATGTAACAAACTAGTACCTACTAACAAGGGTTCTATAGCCTCTTTTACTACGTTTGAAACGACTCTTCCAATCAAAATGGAAGCGTCTGGCGTAGAAAGAGCATCAACTAATTCCGAATAACCGATCTTCTGGTCTTTTTTCTTCGGATCAAATTGATCTTCTTGGTTTACATAACCATTGTGATTCCAAAGATTCCAGGCATTTTCATACTTACTTTGCAGTTTAGCATCTGCAAAATCTTTCTTTGTGCCCGATTTAGAATCTTCTTTCACTAAGCTTTTAGAAACCTTGGCAGTAATGGTCTCTAGTTGTTCATCAGAAATAACCATTTTTTCTTCTGCCATCTTTTTATTTCCTCCTTTTTAGAATATAGTAAACTCAGATATCAACTATGATACCATGAGCTGAATTAGTACTTTCGCGCTGTAAGCAGCGTCGTTATCGTAATCGTACAGATGCTGTGGATAACCGCTAGTAGCTGAGCCAGAAAGACCAAGACCAGGCACAGTTTGCACTTTCTCTAAATTATCTACAACACTTACCGTACTTCTATGTATACATCTTCCGACGATCTGTTCAATTGGGTTACCAAAACTTGTGAGATAACCAGAACATGAAGATTCGTCATTTCCAAAAACACGTTCTTTCCAAAGTACAAACGCACCATTCTCATTCGGCTGTACAAGATCACCGCATGTAATAACGCCAGACGAATCGTTTGCACCAGGAGCAGAAGTATCTCCTCTTACAGGAAGTTCAATCAGATAATCGCAGAGAATAGCTACTTTATCTTGTATCTGATAATTCGTATATTTCGTTAATCCACCAGGTGATGCACTATCATATCCCTGATTTAAGTTCTGAAAATAATCGTACGGCGCAACACCAATAGGCTTATTCGGAAGTAAACCACTAGCGCTTGTAGCAGCAGCAGTAACATAACTATCCCTACCATTAGCAGTAATATCAACAGTAAGGCCTACGTCATTTGCTGTATAAGTTATCGTGTGATTTTGTCCACCATTGGCCCATATAAGGTCACCACTAGGATCGCAAGAAACGATCGTACCAGCCGATATAACAACCCAATCATTCAAATATTGGTCTTGCACTTTAACCGGCAAATATTGAGCCGGTCTTGCTACAATTGCCGGCCGAACACCTTGCGAAATCTCTAGATAATGCCTTGTCAGGTTACTATTACGCTCGTAACCTCTTGGAATTCTATTAGCCATTTATATTTCCTCCTTTTAGTTTTTTAAAGTACTACTTAGATTTTGAGAAGAGTCTGTTCAAAGTTTCCTTTTTGGTTTCTTTCTCTTTTGGCTCGTTGTCTTTTACCTCATTGGTTTTATCGACCTGAGCCGCACCAGGATTTGAAATATCTCTACTCTTTACTCCAGTAGTAATCATTTGTTCGTGCTCTAACAAGAGATCAACAATTTGATCCTTAAGAGAGTCCACACTTCTCTGAGCAAGTTCTCCAACCTTTTTATCGCGAGCATCTGGGGTCTTGATGTCAGCAACATCAGGTTTTACTAGAACCTTTTTCAGATCATACAACCTCTCGGCCATCATTTTATGGAGTTCAGAATTAATCTTTATATTCTCATCCATAATTCTCTTCCTATCATCCTCTTTCTCTTTCAATTCGTCCTTAAGAGCTTTTATTTCTTCGCTTTCATCTTTCACCTCAGCTGAATCGCCTTCTTCTTTTTTATCTTTAGTTTCTTTCAGCGCGCTTATCTCAGCTTGTAATTTATCTTTCTCTGCTGCACTATCTTTCACAGCTTTTTCACATTCTTCTTTGGCTTTCTTTGCTTTATCTTCATACTCGCTTTTTACTTTCACAACAGCTTCATCAATCATTTCTTTCACAATCTTTAGATCTTGTAATTGTTCTTTAGTGAGTCCTTCTATTTTCACGTCTTCCTCCTTATGGGATTTTTTTGTTTTACCAGATTTATCAAGAAGATGTAAGACTACTTCGTCACTCTCCTCAATACCTTCATCTAATAAATTATATAAATTAACATCCTCACCAGAACTGAGGTTCGACAAAACTCTATCCTCAGCGCTATTAGCATATAAGCTCATCTTTACTGAATTCTTAGAATCCTTTTCTTCTGTTATCATTGCTTCTTTCACCCCAGCAAACTCATCGGCCGGAATATTAACAAAAGAAATCTCTCTATAAGAAAGGTCTCCAGTTGTCATATAGGCTAATTTCTTATCATACCTTTGACCAGGAATATGATCACATGGTCCTTCCTCACTCCAGTCAGTATTACATATAGAACAGAATGCATGGTTAGTAGACATTCTTACACTTACCGTTTCATACCTACCATCGAGAATCTTTTGTATTGCGGAAGGATCGGTTATTTTAACTGTGAGGCGCTGGTAACCATATCCATCACTTCTCTTTAATATTGGCGAATAATCACTTGACTCAAAACCCAGCGGAGTCTTTTCATATTTCGCTTTTATAACTCTTCCTACGGGATCCCTGCTATCGTCATGATTAGTAAGAACAGGTTTCTTGTATGGACTAGTCCAGGTTTTAATTCCCTTTTTCATGGATTGCGGAGGATATATTCTGTTATTTATAAGAGTACCAGAATGTGTAGCATCTACTTCGCAAATTAGGGAATAATCCTTTTTTATCCCGCCAGAAGAATCAACCATCACAGTTTCCTTCTCTTTATCTATTTTAAAGTTGACGGGAAACGTATCGATTAATTCTAATTGTTTACTCATAACAAACTCCTTTATACTCCTTGCTCGATACATGCAAATTCAATCGAGGAAGCAGCGTTTGTTCCAGACCTATTAGTTACCTCTAATACATAATAATTTTTAGACTGATCTAATATCCAACCAGCTCTTGTTACAGTAGAAAGACCTGCAGTATCATCAGATGTAATACACTTAAAAATTTCGGTTCCACTTGGATCTACCCAAGTATTATAATAAAACTTAGTTGCAATACCGCTAGCTTTGGTTCTATTAAAATTCTGCGCCCATACCTGCGTCCCACTTCCTAAAACAGTTGCGCCTTCATACATCCTAAGATGAAATTCTCCTGCTGCTCTAATAGTCGCTAACAAACCTAAATTAAACCTAGGATCCATGTCTATAAGATATGCATGTGAACTAGCCGATGGAAGAGAAGGATTTATGTGGCTAACACTATAAAGCTCACCAGCAACTACTCGATTATATTCATAACTAACCGTAGTAAGAGCTCCACCAGGAAGTTCAATCTCGTTTCCTTCCCTGTCTGATAATATAGTAGGAAGCGCACCATCCCAATTATCAAGGTTAATTTGTGCAGCACCTACAACCCCAGGGTCACCTGAAGGCGGTAGCTCTATCCTAATCCTATCTAGGGTATTATCATAAGCTATTTGCCTAGCCGTTGTCGATCTGGTTGGCAAAGAATCAGTTAATGCCATTTTATGCCTCCACTATTATTTTTCCCTATTAATCCCTTTTGCTTTATTTTTAGCCCCATTTTTACCAAATCTTTTTTTTAAATCGGCTTCTACTCTTTTCCAATAGCCTGCTCCACCTTGCTCGTACTTCTGCTTAGGGTCTCTTTGCCCTTTAGATGGTCCACCAGTCCAGCTTACACCTTGCGCGCCTGTTGCCATAATAGCCTCCTTAAGCCACCTTTTCTGAAAGTTCTTTTAATCTATATCTCATAGCTCCAAAAACTCCAGAAACCATATATACAATTTCATTCTTATCTTTTATTTTCTTTGCTACCGCGCAAAGATAATCACCTAAATCGTTTAAAACATTTTTAATGCCAGAGTCTAAAATGTTATGATCTATTTCAAATCCCTCTAACCTAGACAAAGTATCATTATAAGTAACATTTGCTATAGGTTTCAACATACCTAAATTAATATCACTAAAATTATCTATATCATTAAATAAATCTACAACATCAAGTTGAGTAAGATACCACAAATGAGCTAAAGTTCTTTCTACATTGTCAGATATATCAGTTTTTGATCTTGTTTTTGCCGGTTTAGTTCCGTGTTGGTTTGTGGGTTTTTCCCTATTAGTTGCTTCTCTTTTTTTCTTTTCTTCCTTTGATACCTTTTGTATGGATGCACCCTTCGCTTCCATAGTATAAGGTTCATCAACAGCTAATATTATTGCTTTTGGTTTTGTGACTCGTTCAAAATACATATCGTCTCTTTGGTCCTCTCTTACAGGATCAAGACCAAGAAGTTCACGAAGTTCTGTTTCTGCAATAGCATCATGTTCATATTTAAATACAGAATGATTTTCAACTTTAAGCATACTATCTATGTCTATTTCTTTGAATTTAAGTTTTACAAAGTTATCCTCGGTTTCATCTATCATGAAACCACCCTCATATAAGAGTTCCTTTAATATAAATTCATTGATAAATCCCTCTATAACATCTTGAAAATCCTTACATCTATCCTGCATCATTTTATCTATTACAGTAGCAGTGCTTCTGTTGGCCGTACCCCCTCTACCTAGCGCCATTTCTGACATACCAAGACCAGCAAGAACCCTTTTTTCGAAATATTCTAAATATTTTTCTGCAGATAGCGCTTTCCCTTCAGCTCCCAAATTCTTAATCTCATGCCTTTCGGGGGTAACTATACTACCTTCAGATGGCATATCTTCTATCTGTTCTTTAATAACATCAACTTCAGTGGTGCCATCATCATATATCTCAGCTGGACTTTCTTCAGTACCAACGATATATTGATATAGAGGGAAGAGGTGTTGAGTTACCAACATTTCTATATTCTCTTCCATCCTCCTGAGAGACCTTATATCATCCAAAACAGGTATTATATACGGAGTACCAAAAGCAAATCCTTCTTTTCTATCATAAAAAATGTGAACCATATCCTCTGGTCTAAATGTTGGCGCCGTAGGATTATTAGGTATTTGCTGTAAATACTTTAACACTTTCCCATGCATATCTCTCTTAATTTGTATAGATGTTGGATCAAGAGGGAAGAAAGCTGCTATAGGTGGTAAAGACACTCCAGACATTCTATTGATAGGTGTTCCCATAGATCTCTTAGGATCTCTTGCTTTTACAACAAATGCATTTGAATATGCTATTAAATTCTGTGTTATGCTTCTTACTAACATATCAAACGTTATTCCAGAAACTTCAGCCATTTCCTTTAATCTTATTTGTATATAACGAGTGGCTTCCTCATTCCTAGACGCTATTTTATAACCTTCTTTCAAACATAATTCAACATGTTTACCAAAAGCTTGACGAACATATGCTTCGATATCCATAACCTTAGAGATTTCTCCAAGATTATATTCTGCTTTTTGAAACGATGTTCTGCTCTGTGTCATACCGAGAGTACCATACACCACACCAGCAGATCCCATTTTAGATATTATAATGGGTTTTCTTGATTTTCTTTTTTTAGGCTGATCAGATAAACTAGTACTACTTATAGAAAATAAATGCATTTACTAACTCCCTAGGATTTTGCTTTTGCTTCTTCGAACCACTCGGTTATTGGAACTACATCTCCTGGTACAAATCTTTTTAAACACTCGTCAAATTTTTGTCTTGTCATTCCTGTTCCCATAGTTTTTACTTGAGTATCAGTTTTAGCAACAGATTTACCGCCTAAAGTTTGAGCATCAATATTCTCAACCGTTTCTATTTCTTCGGACGTTTTCACGTTAAAACTATTATATATATTTGGATTTTCTTCTTCCATATATTTATATGACTCAGTAGGACCTATTCCATAAGCATTCATCAATCTCTGTACTTCTTCACCGGTGGGGGATGATTCTGTTCCACAAATAGCCGATTTCTCAATGGATGCTATAATAGTATCTAACAATTTTATAAAGATAGCAATGTTTTTTTGTTCGCCAAATAAATCTAGTTTAAAATCACCCTTAAGCCTGTTAATTTCTATTTCTTTATACCAATTCTGTACTAAACTAACAAGCCATTCGTTCACCCATTCTAACGCATAAACTACATAAGTATTTATTAGTTCATCTACTGGAGTACACGTAAAAATCTTTTGCCATCTTGGATCTGGATTATTAATCCATTTTTTAATAGGATCCACTAAACGTTGCATTATTTGATTTACCAAACCAACCAAATTATGAGTTAAAAGACCTCTAAAAATATTATTTATAATATCAGTTAGACTGTGTACTATATCATTTACATCAATTGTTAGTCCAGTTTGTAACAACTGCAACAAAGCCCTTAAACCTTTGAGGCTTTTTATATCCAAACCGCCGCCCCACTTTACAAAACAACAGATCAGATCAGCAGCATAATCAAACTCAAAAACATTATTTACACCATTCAAGAAATCATTCGTATACTTTATAGTTCTCTTTGTTAAATCATGAATATCTTTGTCAGGTTTTAGGACAGCAAGTTTTTCAAAACCTGTTAATAATCTATCTTTTTGGTTTTCAGCCTTTTCAGAGTACATCTTCCAAAAACTACCAAGATTCTTTGCCTCCATAAATTCCTGCCTAACATCTCTCTTAAGTCTCCATGGAGTTGTCGCAGGATCAGGAAACATTCCAAGATAATTATCAGCAAAGTTTATTATCTGTCTTGTCTTATAATCATGCTCATTCCAAGATACTATATTATTAAGATACCTATTGGTGTACCTTCCAAGAGCATCATCTCCTGGGATAGAGGGAGGTTGTATTTCACTATATTTTGCAAGACCAGAAGATATTCTATCTTGGATAAGTAAAGAATCAGATAATGGATCACCAGTAACATTTTCTATTATGTCTGTTAATTCTATGTTTTCCAGTGCTGCCT